GCACCGGTAGCACCACCAGGATCACCCTGTGGACCAGTTGCTCCAGTAGCACCAGTTGCAGCAGTTGCACCAGTTCCACCTACGGGACCAGTTTGTCCAGTAGCACCGGTAGCACCACCAGGATCACCAGCAATACCAGGGATACCAGGAGAACCAGAGGGACCAGTAGCACCGGAAGGTCCAATAGGACCAGGAGCACCACCGGGAGTGCCAGGAGGTCCGGCTATAGTTTCAATACCAATAACCTGTATACTCCATCGAGTAGCAATATCATTAGATGGGTTAGCAGGATCTTCATACAACTCTACAACTTCACCGGGGAAGATCCATGTATTAATGTCAGAGTAATAATGACCACCTTTAGTTACATACTTAAAGAAGTTAAGTGCATCTCCATCTAATGGTTGGAACTGGAATTCATTTAGATTTGGAGCACTTGCTAGTGGAGTGAAGAAGAATGTGCTTGCGTCTCTACCCAATTCATCTTCTGGGTGGAAAGCAACATACTTAGGATAACCATTGACTTCAAAGTTATAGTCAATAGTTATGTCACCTGGATTCTGTGGATATGAAATAGTTGTAGCACTGTACTGGAAGTTTGCTGAGTCAATACCTTTACGTAGAGTAATTGTAGAACCAGTAAGCGGACCAGGACCAGATGCCAAGAATCCATCACTTACTAGTAGTACATAGCACTGAACACCAGCAGATAGAACATCTCCACCGTTTGCTCTTAGAGTGAATCCATATGTGCTAGTGCCATCACTAAGCTCAACGGAATCACCAGGAACTAATGTGTTTAGGAATGATGATACGTTAGCAAATGTTGGGAATGATAGTCTTGATACTTTAATTAGTTTGATGTCTTCATCATCACCATCAGCAACCAATCTTGCGTTATCAGCCGTTAGGATTGATACTGAAGAATCCCAGAATCTTTGAATACCACCAGAAACACCAGTTTCTCCAGTAGCACCGGTTAGACCTGTAGAGCCAGTTGCTCCAGATGGACCAGTGGGACCATCAGAACCGGTAGCACCAGTCGCACCAATACCAGTAGCACCACTCGCACCAGCAGGACCAGTGGCACCAGTAGATCCTTCGGGACCTGGAATAGATGATGGATTTCCAGATGGACCAGTGGATCCAGTTTCACCAGTAGCACCTTCGGGTCCAGTGGATCCAGTTGCTCCAGTATCACCAGTAGCACCAGTAGCACCACCAGGAGATCCTTGAGGACCAGTAGCACCAGAAGCACCAGTAGAACCAGTGGGTCCGATCAAACCAATTTGACCAGTCGCTCCAGTGGTTCCTGGGATACCAATACCACCCTGTGGTCCAGTAGATCCAATCTCACCACGCTCACCAGTAGCACCTTGGGGTCCAGTGGATCCAGTTCCACCAATCTCACCGGTAGAACCAGTAGCACCTTCGGCACCAACAAAACCACGAGGTCCAGTAGCACCTGTAGTACCTGTAGCACCACCAGGAGATCCCTGTGGACCAGTTAGACCTGTAGCACCTGTAGCACCAGAAGAACCAATAGGACCAAAGCCAGTAGCACCAGGGGGTCCTTCAATACCAGTAGCGCCAGTAGCACCACCAGGAGAACCAGGAAGACCTGAAGCACCAGTAGCACCAATGTTTCCGGGGAAGCCAGGAGCACCTGTAGCACCAGTTTCACCAGTAGCACCACCAGGAGATCCTGTAGCACCTTGGGGACCAATAGGTCCAATTATACCAGTAGCACCAGGAGGTCCGGGTACAGTTGACTGTGGACCAGTAGCACCCGTAGATCCACCAGGAGAACCTGCTGGACCGGTTGCGCCAGTCAAACCAATAAAACCTGTAGCACCTGTTGAGCCAGGAGAGCCTGTTGATCCCTTAGCGCCGCGTTGACCGGGAAGACCCGTAGCTCCAGTGGATCCTAAGCCTGTTGAACCTCGCGCACCAGTAGCTCCAGTCGCACCAATACCCGTGCCAGGACCAATGGCTCGCCAATATTCTCCGGTCCAAGCGTATGTGATATTAGTTGCGGGATCTACGAAAAAGTCGCCAATCGCGGGATTTGCTGGAAATTGAATAGCCATTACTATACAATAATGTGAAACAGGTGCTGTTATATTTAGAAGGGCAGATTACCCCTCACTCTACTAAGGGCAGTATTTGCCACATTACCACCAAGTGGACCAGATTGTTCTCTAGCTTTCTTACCAATTTCATCAGTAACTAGATCCAATCCACCACTGACAGTACTCTTAAGGGCACCCTGAAGAACGTCAGTACCGCCAGAAGCAAGACCACCAGCAATATTACTGACAGTACTACCTAGAAGATCACCACCAGCACCACCAACTAGGTCGCCAGCAATACTGCCAAGATTACCAGTAACGCTACCCAAAGCTCCCTGAGCAATGCCACCAAGTCCACCACCAAGACCACTTAGAGCACCACCAGCAACGCTGCCAGCAAGACCACCAAGAGACCCACTAATAGCGCCACCAACAGCTCCACTGACAAGTCCACCTAGTGAAGCGGGGTTTGACAATACACTGCCCGCAAGAGAAGCCACACCACTAAAAGGTGATGCCAGGGCAGCGAAAGCAAAGCCAGGAAGACCCGTCCCTTCAAATACTCTCTGCGCACATTGTGCTTCAGGATCGAGTAGATTTCCTTTTAGACCATCCTTTTCAAGGGTGTTACCTGACAATAGGATGCGACCAGATCCAGATTTAAGGTTTACATTTCTACCGGCACTGATGTCAACATCCTCATCAGCTTGCATGATGATATTTTTGCCGCGAATACGGACACGACCATTCTTCTCGGCAGTAACTACAACATCACCATTTTTACCAGAGATAACGATGTCAACACCACCTTCATTGGATGTCTGACCAGCAGCAATCTCAATCCTCTTATCATTGAAGATTCTATAGGTACCATCTTTCTGGTATCCAACTAGACAAACATCACCATCATCAGTAGATGAGTAGATGTTATATATGTCATTACCACCCACAGTTGTCTGTGGGTTGTTAACATCTATCCTGAAGTTGGATCCCATACTTTGTAGGATCCTTCTCTCCCATTTTTTATCGTCAGACATAATTAGTGCTTGATACAGTCAATAATTTCTTGGAGTTCAGACCTATCTACACGGTCACGAAGTTCGTCTGGAACATTGTTAGCCAAAATATCCTCAATTGGTGGTAGAGGAATTAACCTTGGCTTAATTTTTAGACTCTTTCCAATGATAGCCTTATCACCGGGAAGCCCATTAGCGGGAGGAATGGGATTATTATTTATGTCCCTAACAACACCATCAGGACCAAGTATTCCACCAGGGGGGATTGGTGGATTAACTTCTGGAACTAGAATCGTGGGAATTGTGGGGACCTGAACAATATCAAGAGGAATAATCTCTGTGACGGGACCACCGGTCTGAGTAGGTGTAATTGAACCAATAACAGTTTCAATGATCTGTTCAGTTGGTGTGTCGGGTGTAATCCGCTCAACGATAGTATCTGATGGGGGACTGACAACAATCTCATATCTTCCACCAAATTCATCAGTAACGATTCCTGGGAAGTATCCATCTCCACCATCAAGAACTTCAACGGCACCAACAACAAAGGTATCAATACCAGAAGCAATGTATCCTTCGCCTGGGTTGACAATATAAATTGCCTTTACTCCACCATTCTTGTCAAGAACTGCTCTACCAATAGCACCAATACCAGATCCACAGTTATCACGGAACTCAACATATGGGGGATAGACATAACCAGAACCTCTATTAGTAACCTCCACTGATACCACACCACCCTCAACAGAACTAACACCTCTCTCCTCATCAGTCACTACATACTGACCAATGACAGCCTTTGCCTCAGCACCAGATCCTCTACCACCAAATAAAATTACTCTTGGTGGATAACAAACATCCTCCTCACCCCTATTACATAAGTCAAGTTCTGATGGTGTTCTGGATGTTTCGCTTAAGAATGGGAAGTCACCAAAGTCCTCAACTAGCTGAGGAACTTGGAAGCTATTGGCGACCGAACCTAGTGACTGTGCGGCATTGATAACATCGCCAGCACTATTTGTGACACTACCAAGATCGCCACCAACAGCACTACCCAAGTCAGTAGCAGCACCAATAGCACCCAAAACATCACCACTCTTGGCAGCAGTAACCAAACTCTTACCAATGTTTGCCGCAGTTAGAACACCATCCAAGATATCTCCAGCACTAGACTTTGGTCCAATACCGAAAGCATATTCTTTAATCAAGCCACTACACTTATTGCCCGCTTGGTTTCCACCCAAGAATCCACCAATAAAGTTCCTTAGCATACTTACAGAGCTTCTGAGAGCTTCAGCACTTGAAAATCCACCACTTAAAATAATAGCAAGAGCCTGTAGTAGGGGTGTCATACCAGAATCAATCTCATCAATGATGAGGTTTACAATGGCAGCATTAAATTGTTCGCCAGTACAAGTGGTATAACGACCATTACTACTGACAGTATCTCTAACAAGAGCGTCAATCTTACCAATGATTCCAGCCACAATCTGTGACGCTAGTAGAGAGATTGCTTCTTGTAGAATCTGAACAGGTGGCTGTAGTGCGATAAGAGCAGCTTCTGCCGCCAATCTAGCAACGATTGGATTCTGTGTAGCAGCAAGAACCGAAGCATAAATTGATTTATAAAGAGCACTTAGACCAGCATTGAGAACAGGAACAAGAGCCTCAAATAGGTTGTTGAACATATCACCCACATATGGGTTGACTAGAGCATGAACACGGTCAACAGATCCACGGATAAGAGTCTCAACATAGGCAGCATCATTCCTAAAATTATTAACTTGGTTGAACAAGTTGTTCATCTCCGAGTTAATAGCAGTAGTCTTATACTCATCAGGACTACATGTATTGGTAAGAGCTACAGTATCTCCAATAATACTAGTATACCTATCAGATCTTTCAGATGGCTGACTGGCACTATTTGATTCGTTAGACTCATCCCTTGGCTGAGCTGGGTTTACTGGTCTCCCCGGATGATAGCCTGTGTGAGGAACATACCCATTATCAGGATTAGGTTCTCCAGTAGATACATTATTTGTTCTTGGTAGTATGCCTGTGATGATTGGTTGTTCTTCATTACCGTCAAGATAAGAAATGCTGACAGTATCTCCCGCATTGATCATGGGAGACTGTGCATAGTTTCCGGCACCAGAACCTGCGGTTACAGGTAAAAGAACCTGTGCCCATGGCAATTCTTCATCAGGTAGGAGTGTCTTATCACTTGGATGCTTGTCGATGATACGAACCTTGTATCTCCAAGACCATCCACCACCTTCAATTTGTTCACCTTGTGCTTCTACTGGAGCAACCTTTCCAAAATAAAGTTGAGTCATTACTTCAAACCAAAAGTGTCACGAATTAGCTTCATACTTGTCCAAGATCCCCTGGAATCAAAATGATGATTTACTTCCTTAATTAAATACTGTCCACCTGTCTGGCGAGTATCGATGTCATTATTCTTTGGACCACCAATCTTAGGTAGGTCACACCTAATAACATCACCTGCCTCCAATGTACTATTTAGTGGCACAAGAACAGACACTACCTGAGTAAATAGGGTGTTATATCTCATAAGCCTCTGCGAACTTATCACAGCAGGATCTAAATCAATATCAAACTCAACACCAATATCAGTAGTACCAACATCAATTTGCTCGGTCAATACTTTTGTTGGGATATCAGTAAAGTTTACATTTGTACCAACCAAACTAATTTGACCAGGATCAAAGATCTCACCTAAGTTAGCAGCTAGAGTTTGATATGCGTCACCAGTAAAGTCAAATTCAGTAGAAGTTACCGACTGTGTGATTGGATTAAAGAACCTTCTTTGTGTTGAATAGGTTCCTTTCTGTAACTTCTCAAGCATATCATTGTTTCTAACGATACTAAAGTCAATGATCCTAAAATCAGGGCTTGATAGATATGTTGTTGGCTTAAAGTCACACGATGAATCGTTGACTTCTGTGTAGAAGTAAGATGCTTTAGGTTGTTGCTGCATTAGAGCATCAATAGATCTAAACTTCAAACCATCCTTAGTTTGATAGAAAAAGAAGCCAGCAGTACCACCAGAACCACCAGTACCATTAGAACTGGCAGGAACAGATTTTGATGCCAGCCTAATCAATGCCTCAAAGGGATGCATCTGGTTACCATAGAATCCAGTGGGGTTGGATGTTGGATCAATCTCAACATTACCTGGATTAGAGAAGCTCTCATTAATAATAGTCTGTACATGGTCACTAATCCTAGCTTCCTTAGGATACCTCTTGACTAGGAAGGTTGTCTCACTTTCATATACATCCAGTGTAGTCAACTCTAGAGTGAAGAATTCTTTCTGTGAATCCCTCATCAGATTCTCAACACCCCTAACAAATAGTGGTTTGGTATTAAATTCAATTGGAATATTTGTACCTGAGTTTGCCTCAATTCTTAGCTGTACAAGTTCTCCACCACGCACTTTTAGTCCATCATATAAGGATACAGCAGATCCACCATCACTAACAGCACCGCCAGAATTAGCAATCTGAATCTTTACACTAAGGGCTGGTGATAGCAAGTCTTCGTAGAAGTCAATAGAAACACACGCCAATCTAATATCTACAGAAGTTCCATCCCTTCCGGTCAAAGTTACAATACTATAGATAGACGGTTTTAAAGACATTACGAGATAGCCTATACGTTAGTATTTATCAGGCTACCGTAATATATTCTTTTTGGGTAACAACCATAGTCTTTGATGATCCTTGTGGTAGGTTGGTTCTATTTTTACCAGCAGCAGCTAATGTTGTATTGGGCGCACTACTCTTAGCAGCGGCAGTCAACTCCTTATTTCTTTTCTTTGGAGGTGAGCTACTTAGAATCAAATACTGTATAAATTTAGCCAAGTCTGCCACGCTAGCACTACCACCATAAGTAGTACCATTCTTCTGCCTGTCTACCTCAAAGTGAACGTGGGGACCTGTAGATCTTCCGGTGCTACCAGCTCTACCAACAGGAACACCAGCAGCAATATTCTGACCCCTCTTAACTTTAAGCTCTGATAAGTGAGCAACACGCATCTGAACACCTAGACTAGGTGCCCAAGCATCTACAAGATATCCATAACCACCATACCAACCAGCAGCCATAATCTCTACAGGAACAGAGAAAGCAATATATGTGCCTGTTGGTGTACCAATATCAATACCTTTGTGGGTTGATCCCCATCTTGGACCATAAGCAGAAGTAACAGTAAATCCACCGACCTTATCACCCTTCCTTATACCAGATGTCTTTGTAGTTGCTCCAGCATTTGAAATGGTACCTGCCCCAGATGGAGCAGCGGGCTGAGGTGCCTGTGTAGCAGGGGCTGTGGATGGTGCGGGTGTCTGAGGTGATGCCAATAGAGGAGTCTTGCCTGCCGTCTCAATAAGATCAATACCAGCCTGATCTCTAAGTAGTGGAGTCCTAGCATCTGCCAACCATGGCTCAGCACCTCTTTGCTGCATCAAATGAATCGCAAGCTGATCCTGAACTTCAGGACTAAACTTAACGTTTTTATCAATACCAGCACCCTCAACAACGCTAGGTAGAGTATTGCCAATGAATTGATATCTACCAGCAGCATGAATAAATCCTTCATCATTATTAAGCTTCTTACTTTGAGCAGCAATAACTTCTCCAACTGTCATATCAGTCAGATTCTTTCCAATAATATCTTTAGATGGTCCAGACTTTGGAGCATTACCTTTCCTATCACTAACTGTGCCTTGGTTCATAGCATTGTAGCCACCAGCACCCACTGACTCATATTGGGCAATTTTATCCAATGCTTGCCTATGAACATCGGTTAGGCGAGTTGGTCCACGCTCACCACTTGCGGGACGGGTGGCTTCTGGACCAATGATAGTTTGCTGTGCCTCAACTACTTGAATAATCTCACTAAGAGTTTCCTCACTGTCAAGCCTTTCCAACATCCTATCAAGTTCCTCTTCTTCTCTGGACCATACATTTTGAAACTCAGAAACACCAATACGAATTTCATCCATATTATCTTCTAGTTCTTGAGTTGCTGCCTCTAAACGACCCTTAGAGTCTTCAAAGTCAAACTCAATCATATTTTGGATCCAAGCTCCCGCAATATTTTTTAGCAAGCCAAAGAGAGATATGACACTGCGAAATGTCCTTTTAATGACAGCCTTTAATACCTTTAACCTTTTAATAAAAATCTGAATACCTTTAATAATCTTAGGTAGGTTATCAATAGCCCAAGCAGCAATAAGATTCATCAACGCCTTTAGCGGAGTGGTTACTGCCTTCTTGATTACATTACCAACTGGTCTAATAAAGCTCTTCCCAGACTTGCTTTCAATAGCGGTTTCCTTAGCCGACCTCTCAAGTCTCTCATTAGTTTGAGTAGACATTCTTTCTTGCTTCCTGTTCTCGGCAGCAATCTTGGTGTCTTTTCTTTTAATTTTCTCAGCAGTTCTTACATAAGTGTCTCTACCAACACCAACAGCAGATTTGATTCCACGACGAAATAGTCGTGCCGTCTCCTTGACACGAGCACTTACTCTAAGAGCACCTCTTTGTGCTGGACTTTTTGCGATTTCTGTCATAACAACTGATACTCCTTAGCAGCAAATGCCCTGTAGTAATCCACAGCCTTAGATGAGGTTGCGAAAGAAGGTATTGACTGACCCTGATCACCACTACTGGTTTTGGGTTTGTCAGACTTTAGGCTACTCATTACAGGTGGAAGTTCCATGTAATTAATTTCAGATCCCATGAGAGCGCTGGGACTCAAACCAAGTCCAGAAATAGTACTATCACTATCACTAAACATCTTAGAGTAATCCCTAACAGGAACCTTTACCTGTTCAGAATCGGGAGCATGAAGATTGTCCCCAGAAGGAGATTTAATCTCAGCACTAACGGGGGAAGAACCACTCGCCGGAGCTTCACGGGGAGCCTCTGGAGGGCTACCTGCACCAGTGAGCATCGCAGTAATAGGTTCAACTTGGTCACCCAGAAGAACTTCATTCTCAGTTCTGGCATTTCCCGTCGTACCTTCATAAACGAAAGCACCCAACTGGTCACCAAGGGCACCAGCACCAATACTACCAAGGATAGCACCAATAATTCCACCGATAGCAGCGCCTGGGAGAGCACCAACACCAGCGAATAGAGAACCACCAGCAAAACCTAAAGCAGCACCAGCCTTACCACCAGCCCACCATCCACCAGCACCAAGGACGCTGGATCCGATAGCTCTCATCATTGCCTCAGCATCACCCTGACCTGCCATTTTATTCAAGGCAAAGTCAACCAGACCACCAATAACTGGTAGCTTTCTAAAAGCCCAATCAGTAACTGAGAGGATTCTCTTGGCTAGACTTTTTGGTAGTTTAGTTAATACTGGCTGAATGAATTTCTTAAAAGCACCATGCCCCTTCTTGGCATCTGGCTTCATCTCAGGCTGACCCTTTGGTGGCTGACCTTTAGGACCACCCTTCGGTGAACTTTCTGGATCAGGGAGCTTAGCAGGTGGCTCCTCAGTACCAAACCAAGTACTTGGATTAAATACATTGAACCCAGCTTTTGGTTTAGGTTTGGCTGATGGTCCTTTTGGATCCGGTGTTGTTGATCCGGGTGGTAGTTTTGGTCCCTGTACTGGTGATGCTGTGGGTGGACGGAAAGCATTACGGATGTTCTTGAATCCGTTTACAACTAAGTTTTTAACACCATTTACAATTTTACCAACTACTCTACTAACGAAGGAACTAATCTTTCTGAATACCTTACTACCAATAGAGACAGCCTTCCTAAAAATAAACTTACCAACAGAAAGTGCCTTTCTAGCAATTCTACTAATTAGATTCTTAACGGGCTGTAGTACTCTGTCAAGAACAGACCATAGTCCTCTTGTCTTTAATGCGGCATCAAAGAACTTTTCTTTAATGCCTTCCAGACTCAGATCCCACTCCTTTAGAGCATCAATAATCTTAGGTAAGTTTTCAACAGCCCATGCGGCAGCCAACATTCCCAAGACTTTCATTAGTCTCTGGAACAAACCTTCAACTGGTTTTATTACTGCTTGCGTTGCTGCCTGACCAGCTCTAGCAAGAGTTGATAATGCTGATGATAGACCTTCAATTAACTTCTCTCTAGCATTTCTGAGAGCTTGTTCTCCAGTTAATCTTAAGTTCTCAGTCTCTTTCTTTTCTTCCTTTAGTTCTTGATCCCTCTTATTATTAATTAGGTTGTATAGTCCATCAATAGCAGACTTATTCTCTACAACCTGATTACTAACAGTGCCAGTTGTCTCTTGGAAACTTGTCTGTAGCGTCTGAATAGACGACGACATTTTGTTGACAACAACAATAGCACTCTGTGGGTTTACACTCCTTTTGCCACCACCAGAACCGCCACCAGAGCCACCTCTGCCCTGAGACTGCCTAAACATGGCAATCCTCTGCTCCTTAGACAGGTAAGAACCAGTCTGAGGATCAACACCAGAAGTAGCGGCACCGAATAGACTCATTAGAAGCTAGATTGTTGTTGTTGTGCGATCCTTTGCTCTTCCTCTTCAATCCAATTCTTGAGGAGGGTGACATAAATTTCCCTCTCCCAAGGGATCATGTTCTCAATGTCCGTTAGACTGTATTTATGATGCTGGACTAGAGCAAAGTTCGTTTTATAGTATGACTCAAGGTCTTCGTGAGCCATACTTATGCGAAAAAAGATCCTAATCCCTCAAGTACAATCTCATTACTAACACCAGTCTTTGGATTTAGAACCGTAATGGTGTGTGATAGCTTAGGCATTGTTGAGAAAAACTGTTCAATCTTTTGGAACTGTTTTGGCTCAAGCTCTTCAATCCATCCAACTAGCTCCTCTTTAGTTGAATCAGATCCAGACCAAGATTCTTCCTCAGTATAGATTTGACCAATACAGGATGCCATTAGCTCAAGGCTCTGTTGGACAGTTACATTGTCAACGTCTGCTGCCATCATATCTTCCATAGAAGGATATCTCATCTTTACAGAGTGAGTATCATCTAGTGCGATAGTATCAGTGTGATCCTCAGCTTTGACAACCTTGATCTCATCTAGGTAGATGGTAACAGGTACCTGAGTTACACCGTCATCAGGACATGTGACAATAACGTCAACGTCTTCACCGACAGACTTGCCACGGATATTCAAGAAGATGTATTCGATATCAAATACAGAAAGGTCAACAACCTTTACTCCACGACTTAGAATACATGCGTCAATCACGTCTCTAATAGCTCTAGTCATTTCTGACTGATCACCACTTTCTTGAGCTAGGATAAGAACCTTCTCTTCCTTAACTAGGAATGGGCGGTACTTGATCTTTTTACCCGTTGATGGGATAACCAATTCGTGGGTGACCTTGGCAATCTTAGGTAAAGACATAACAAAAAAATAACGACTCGTAATATTATTTAGTCACCTATTTTGGAATAGTTCTTCGAGAGGCAGAACCATCACACTATTAAGCTCTTCCTTCTTGATCTGGAAGATAGGTGATGCTATTTGTGTGTACGTGTATCTCCTAGGATCTTTGAGGTGGAAGTTAACTGCGGTGAACCCCCAGTCAAATACCTTATCAACACCAACCACCGGATACCTATCATATAATAGCTCAGGTGTCATGGCAAAGTATTGGAATAAATATATTCCACCAGGCTGTGGAGCCTGTACCTGAGAATCACTAAGAGCTAAGATCAGCTCATTCATAATCTCTTGAGAGCTTTCAGTACCAATCAACTTATCAAGGATTGGTCTAATTCTATTCTTTGGGTTGCTCCTCCCCTTTCCTCCTCTTGGCATCAGACTCCTAGCTCCTTCTCGGTCATTATCTTAAAGGTCCACCCCTGATCTAAACAGAACTCCTCAGCAGCAGCCCACTTGGCTTGGTTCTGTGAGTACATAGCTTCAGCGATCAAGACATTCTTAGTCCTGCGCTTGTATTTGGGTGGCTTAGTTTCTTTGAGTGGCTTAACTTCTATGAGTACTTTCTTCTTTGCCCCAGAAGTGTCTATATATTCCATATAGAAGTCTGGGAAGTACTTAGCCATCCTCTTCTTCACTGGATTGTAGTATGGGATTGAGATTTCTTCACTAGCCCACTTAAGAACCTTCTCATTTGTGTCGCAATAGCGCATAAACTTACGTTCCCATAGAGATCTATAGACAATCATATTCGGATTGCCGATATACTTCTTGGGGTTGCTGGGTTTATATACTCCCTTATAGGACATAAATAGAATAGGTACTTCAGTAGTATTTAGAGTGACTGTAGTAAGAAACATTAAACCCGAAGAGATTAAGCCTCTCATCGGCAACTTGTCCAGACCAAACTATTATCAGGTTGTCTTTGGTGGGCTAAGCGCTGGTTTATACTCATACCTTGCGGCAAGGGGTGTAGATACTGAGTTTATTGCCAGCGACATGGGTTTGATGTGCTACAACGCATCTCTACCAGGATCCTCTCTTGCATCTGTAGAGTCTACAAACTACCAGGGAGTTACAGAGAACTTTGCTCACAATAAGATCTATACTTCATTAGATCTATCATTTTACTGCGACAACGAATACAAAGCTAAGAAATTCCTAGAGCACTGGATGGAGTATGTTGTCAGTGGCAACGGAACTGGCACCCTAGACTATTCACAGAGAAACTATAACCACAGACTACGCTATCCATACGATCCAGCAACTGGATATAAGTCACAGTCTACAAAGATTATCAAGTTTGAGAATGACTACAAGCAAGCACTAGAGTATTCATTCATTGGACTATTCCCAGACAATCTATCATCAACACAGCTAAGATATGGTCCCAACAGTGAGATCACACGTATCAACTGTAGCTTTAAGTATGATAGGTATATTGCTGGATCAGTATATAGTTACGACTACCTACTAGGAACCGCTAACAACCTAGTCTCAACTGTTAGAGACCTAACCTCTAATGGTATTGGTTTAATTAATCAACTATTCAACTAAATACCGTAGGAGGAATTTTCAATGTCAAAGAAGAGAGCCCTAAGGTATCCACTGGAAATGATAGATAGCAACTCAGACTATCTACAGATCCGAGTAATGAAGTATAGAGCACCCGGTCTAGGACAAGGTGTTACTAGTGGTAGTTTTTCCCTACCCACTTCTCAGAATATGATTGGTACCAGCTTAGGTACTATTCTCCTACCAATCCCAGAAGGTCTAACAGACTTCAATGGTGTTACATGGGATACTGATAGCCTCAATGGTGTCTCTGCTGCTATTGTTCAGGCTGGAACAAACGTAGTTGATGCTGCCACAGCAGCCAACCCAGGAGCATTTGACAACATATTCTCATCAGCCGTAGACGCAGCAGGTGCTGGATTCCAAGCATTACAGCAGGAAGTACTTGGATTTGGTGAGGCATTGAATGGTCCCGGTGGATCTGATATCAGAAACGCGCTAAAGACCAAGTTTATTGCTGGAGCAGCAAACCTACTAAACGCAAACGTAAACGCAGAAAGTATTCTATCCAGAACAACTGGTCAGGTACTCAATCCAAACATGGAACTCCTATTCAAAGGTGTTCAGTTAAGAAGCTTTGGATTCACATTCAAGCTCACCCCCAGAAGTAGAGCAGAGTCACAAGAAATCAAAGGCATCATTAATACATTTAAGAGAAGAATGGCTGCCAAGAGGAGCACTGACAGCTCATCATCTGGCGTATTCATCTCATCCCCAGATGTATTCCAATTGGAATTTAAGTCTGGAGGAAGAAAGCACCCATTCCTCTTCTCAATGAAGAAGTGTGCTTTGGTAGATATGAGTGTCTCATACTCTGATCAAGGTCCATATATGACATACGAGGATGCTTCACCCGTAGCAATGACTATGAACTTAAAGTTCAGAGAGCTTAGCCCCGTATACGAAGAAGATTATGCTGACAACATCGATGGAGGAGTTGGATTCTAATGTTAAACTTCAATCAACCTGATACGAAAGCACCAGAACCTATCGAAACTGCTTTAACGTATTTCAGACAACTACCAAACGTTGAGTATCAAAACTTTTTGAGCGAGAACTACTCGTCTCAAAACTATGTCTTAATGAAGAACATCTTCATTAGGGGAAAACTTCGTGACGATCTCCAGAACGTACTAACAATATTCAACAAGTATACTATTCCTGGAGATAAAAGACCTGATCAGATTGCCGATGAACTATATGGTGATGCCAACTTAGATTGGGTTGTGAGAGTAGTAGGAAACATTATCAATCTACAGAATGACTTCCCACTATCAGCACAGGAACTATATGAATACTGTACTAAGAAGTATGGTGAAGAGCGGGTTAATGGTATCAAGCACTATGTAACCAAAGAGGTCAGAGATAACTTTAATAGATTAGTTCTACCTGCTGGGCAAGTTGTTAGAAAGGACTTCACAATCCCTGATCCAAATATTCCAACCAGCATTCTAAACCCAACTACAGGTATAACAAACTGGGACTATGAAACCAGTGTGAATGATGCTAAGAGAACAATCTATGTACTAAAGCCAGAGTATCTTGGTCAGTTCTTAGCAGACATGAGAGATATCTCCAAGTATGGATTCAACTCAGAATTCGTCAACACCAAGACAATTAGGACTGAGAATACTAGAAACCTCAGCCCATGAAAAAAGCCCCCGTTAAGGGGGCTTTCTTTTTATCAGTCAGCTAGTGACTGGAAGTATGCGAGAGCGTCATCTTCGTCGTCGCCACCAGCGGGGGTAGAGAGAGAAGGTAGCTCAGGAGCAGGATCAGGGTAGGCAGCCTCTTCCTTTTGGAAGGCTGGGCGAGCAGAGCGGAGCTGTGCTTCGATGTCCTCATCACCGGAGTCTTCCTGTGCCGCTGGACGGGCAGAGGGGGTACCAGCTAGACCTAGGACTTGGTTGAGACGCTTCTTGAGCATATCGTAGTCCTTGAACTGATCAGCAGCAACCAGCTCAGCAAGAGAGTTCTGCTTCTTCCAGAGAGCTTCTAGAGCGTCGTCATCGCCACCTAGAAGGGCTTCTACCTTACCGAACTCAGAAGAGTCATAGTTGCGGTAGCCTGCTACGTTCTTAGCCTTGAGCTTGAAAGAAGCACCTTCCCAGAAGTCGAAGGGGTTGATTGCTTCCTCGTCCTCAAACTCAGGTTGCATGGCGGACATGATCTTGTCGAAGATCTTCTTACCAAACTTGTAGAGGAATACTCCACCTTCGTTCTGGGGGTTGGCGGGGTCCTTGACCACCATGATGTTAGCGATATAAGTTAGCTTACGCTTCTGCTTACGAGCTTGATCTTTACCGGCATCGGTACCGTTGTTCCATAGCTCAGAGTTGAACTCAGAGACAGGATCTTTCTGACCAATGGTAGTGAGAGAATTTTCGATGAACCATCCCCCTTTTCCTTGGAAGGCGTGGGAGTACATCTTAACGAAAGGCATATCTTCGCCGTCAGGCGCGGGGAGGAATCGGATTACGGCGTATCCGTTCTGCGCTTTATCACATTCTAGCTTCCAGTAGCGATCGTCGCCCTGTCCGCCAGTATTGTTCATCTTCTCTACTTCCTTAACGAGCTTTTGGGTTAGCGCTCCGAGAGAAGACTGCTTCTTGAGATCTTTGAATGACATAATGGATTTGTCGGATAAAGTGGATTACTGGCTGAACTTGTCGTGTTTGCGACCTACTTATTATAGGTCACGTTCGGTGGGATGCCAAGCCCGTGTGACAGTATTTAGACTGTCACTCGTACTGATCGAACTTGTTGATGTCTTCTTCGATCTTATCGATCTGGTCAGTCATAGACTCGAAGACCTTGAGAGGGTCAGCGGTATTTTCATGCCCGTGCTCCTTGAAGTGTGCCAAGATCTCAGCCATTAGCTCCTTAGCGGCGGGTGAGTCACTCAGCATACATCTAAAGAACATATTTTTTTGCTTCGCAAGAAGCACTCTTAGAACTTTTATATTCTCTCGCTGATCTTCAGTGGAAGCATACATGCCATATTCAGCGAATAGTAGCACTTCCATCTGAAGATCCATGATGTCCTGTAGAGAAGACATTACGACCTCTGATTCAAAAAAAGTATCAGGCATGAACAATCTCCCTTAAGATCTGCTTACACTTGCTTACATCAATATTTATGAAAGGCTTGTATTTTTTTATCTTCATACTGACGGTTTCCCACACTGGGTCTTGTAGCTTCTTATCGAGTTTCTTCGAGAAATCAAAGATGATATCGAGAATCGTAATGCTTTCGACGCTGAGATCCCCTGAGAGATACCTCTTCAAAACGGGCGGATGACCCTTAGAACAGTCAAAGACTTGTGGTAACTTATGTTCTTCAAAAAGATCTGAACACTCCTGAGAGAATGTGTAAGTAATACTCTGATACTTTTTAGTAAGATTCTTGAAATGTTTTTCACCACTCTGAATAATTTCTCCAACCCAAACAGCAGAGGGGTTGTCAGTGGCTACAAAGTTTGCGATGAAATATAGTTTAATCTCATCATCTGATAGTTTGCGTGACATGCGCTCAAAGAAGTACTTGTCACGTCTTTTGTTGAAGGCAGACACAGAGGATCTTGTCTTACCATTATATTTGAAGAAGTCATACTTATTATCTGTAAAGTGCTTCTTCATTGCGAGGTATGTTGTGTATACATCGTATGGTGACATGATTCCTCTGCGAAGTCTGCTGTTCATATTAAAGTGGTAGTTTTGCTTTGCTTCCGCCGCGAGCCTTCATAAAGTTGAGACGAGTTGCGTCTACCTTAAGCTTCTCTTTTAGTGGCTTGGTCATAAGCTTGGGAATTGATTCTACCTCAATGCTTTCTTTTTCGCAATAGTGGAGGATAGCATCAATGTAGTTCATCTGCTCTTTTAGAACGATACGTTCAATCTCATAAGAGAACTTGATAGGAGTTAGAAACTTCTCCTCAAGAACCTTTGAGAGTTCTTCTTTCTTACCCATAGGAATTTAGTTTGTCGTTGAGAAATTTGCGAATGTATTGATCTAGCATCTTTACCCACTTAAAAACATCACGCTCTTCATAGACCTTTAGGTCACCATCCTCACATGCCATAATGATAATAAGCTTCTTAACTTTGATGCCTGTTAGTTCGTAGAGCATACAGGCATAAGCAGATGCTTGGACAAAGTAACCTTCAATCCACTCGACAGGCTTGACAGCTTTAGATGTTTTAAAGTCAATAATTGCTAGCTCTCCTTCATACTCGGCAATACAGTCAACAGTACCAGCAATTCCTAGTTTCAAACTATACATTGATGCCTCTTGGGCAAGGATGTTATCGATTTTGTTTAATGCTGGCTTAGCTGTATTGAATAGTATTTTGGAAATTGGTACCTTTACCTCGGGCAACTCATCATTGTTTAGATAATATTCAGTAAGGGTGTGCATATCAGTACCCCTAGATGTTGCCCTCTTGGTAATGCGATCTGCCTCTTCAGCACCTACCTTATTGCGCCACTTCTGAAAGAAGTCTTTCTTGTAATGTGAAGTGACACTAGTAATAGAAACAAGCTTGACAAGTTCACCACCACTTTCAGGTACTTTATAGTACCTTACTCCGTCGATGGTTTCCCTGTCAAGCTTAGGTAGATCTACTGGTTTATGGGTAAATCGCATTACGTGGTATCAATATGACACCATTATAGCATAATTAAATCTCAATGCCAGATTCGTGCTTAGCAAGAAGATATTCCTTACATAAGCCAGAACGGACAATATCATCCAAACCAAATTCAATTTTACTGATAGATGGCATACGCTCAAGAATAGCCATGAAATCCATAATACCTGTCTTCTCAGATGCCTTGGTTAGGTCAGACTGAGTAGCATCACCACAGAAGTGAATCTTAGAATCTTCACCAACACGAGTCATAATAGAATCGAGTTCATGAGCATTTAGGTTTTGGAATTCATCAACAATGATGATTGCCTTATCAAGAGTTGTTCCACGTAGGAACGATGTTGACCAGAACTTGAGCGTCTCCTGTGACATTAGATTGCCATAGAGCATCTCAAATGGGGAGTTGCCCGTATCATAGCTGCCTTGAGGAAGTTCAAACATATACTTCACCATATTCTTATAAGGAATCTGATAAAGAGCTGACTTATCATCATGATCACCAGGGAGAAAACCAATCTCTCTGGTAGCTACTAATGATCTAACAATATATACTTTTTCATATGGACTATTGTCGTCTAATACTTCTTCTAATGCTTTAAACAGAGTGACAAATGTTTTACCTGTGCCTGCGGCACCGTAAGCAACAATGTTCTGTCCTTTGTCGTATTCATCAAATAACCGTTGCTGGTTGTCAGTGATAGCTTCGACGTTAGCTAGAAGACTCCGGTCAATTGGCTTTCGTCTGCGCATTTGCTTCGCGGTTAAACCGACCCCGATTGGGTTTGAAGACTTGCGATTTTTTCTTGCTGGCATTGAACTAATTAATTAACAACAAATAAGAAAGGAGACCTCAGAGGGTCTCCACACGGGAGCCGGGGATGGAAGCAGCTTTTTGTAAAACTGTATTCCAGCCGGGGGCTTTACTTCTTAGTTTGTCCTTCCACTCACCGATGTCTTGCGCTGCGGCACAACCTTGTGACCAGTCACGCTTCCATTCGGGATTGGACTCATACCAATCAGTAATCTCATGTACACTGACTTCGATTACTTTTGTTTCACCAGTTTCCTTGTGAATTACATCATACTTTGGCATTGGATAATCTCCATGTCATAATTTATTTAGGGGGCTAGACGTGCTTTGTGTAGTCTTTTCTCTTCATAATGCGCAAAGATCTCAGGAACCCAAGCTTTTGTAGGTTCAATCATTGCTTCACATAGAGCTTGAATTTCTAGCTGGGCATCCATCTTAGCACGAAGATCTAGGAAGTGAAGAAGAGCACGTAGACTAAATGTGACCACAAAGTTCTGACGAATGTTCTGTGGCAGATAGTCACGAGCATGTTCTTCGGATACACCACCTTTTAGATAGTGATCAGCAAAGCGCTCTGAGGCAGCCTTACAGAGCCCTAGCTGGGTTTCGTAGTCCTCAGGAGTCCAATCATACTTCTTACCTTTACGGTTGGTGTAGAAGCCAGCAGGGCGCACATAGAAGACTTGCTGAGGAGATAGTTCTCCAGAAGCAACCTTGAGTACACGCTTACAGGTGTAACGCTGAGACTGAACGTCAAAGCTAACACCAACACGATGAGTACGTGCCTGAACAATAACGTTATGAACGAAACCAGAGCAAGAGAATGTGATAGCTGGGTGCTCTAGGGGACCCCAGTGACCACGACCATTGGCTAGTAGCTGCTCAATGACCCAATCACCTGCTTCTTTCTCATGAGGAATATCGGTATCTTCAATAGGAAGCTCGCTGTAATCATTTTTACCACCCATATAGACCAACTGCTGTGGTAGTGGGGTGTTACGAATCATCTCTACGCGCTGTAGGGGATCAAGGCGTAGTAGATCTGCTGCCTTTACTGGTTTCATAGATCGTCAGTTACTGTGGGGAACATTTGGCGTACGAGATCATCGGTGGACACCTTAGCATCCTCCTCTGCGTAATCAGTTTCACTGACTTTATATGTCTCGGAATCAGTATACACTTCTCCCTTGAGTTCGTCAATGAGGACTTCAATAGACTGGATTAAAAATTTAACCTTCTCTCTGTCCATAACATTTAATATGCTTGGTTATTATAACATGAAAAAAGGGGGTTTAACCCCCCTTAGAAGTTCACTTAGCTCTAGTTAGCCAATATTGGGCTTGCTGTAGCCGAGTTTGCTTCTCGATTTTACGACGGACGATGTTAAGTACGTTCACTTCTGCACCTCCTCGATCTTTACGATCTTGGTGTGCTTAATACCACGATATGTCTCTTCTACCTTACGGTATTGAGCTTCTTTCGTGAGACTGCGATCGGTGTCATAAGGGACACCACGGTAAACTGCTAACATGGGAGTATCCTCCAAAGAAATAAGGTTAACTAAAACCCCGTTCCTTCGGGCGGCGTTTGCGTCCCAGCCACATGACTGGGATGAACGAACCGTTCCGCGCACGTCCTACTTGCGTCCGAGACCAGTGCCTCGGATGAACGTATAGAGACTATAGCCTCTGAAGATATTTATGTCAACCCCATACTTTCCTTATAATTTCTTAAGGTTTATATGGGGGGCACCCTGGAGAAATCAGGAGCGACCACCCCATCTGATAGTTGGAAATGCCTCAGCGACAATCTCTTGAGTGATCTTGTACTGCTCACCTAGTCTGCCATCCTTAACCAAGCAGATGATCTCCGCCTCTAGTGGATGGAGAGACTGTAGTAGATTGATGAACATGGACTCACGGCGCATGGAGCTGAGACCACCGTTTCCACCAACAATAAAGTGGTAGAGGTTCTTAGCTTGGGCTGTGATAGTGGTTTTGGCACCAGGATCACTTGTTCCTAGTGAGAATGAACCATCTTGATACATGGTACGGGACTCAACAGCGATCTTCTCGCTTAATGAACCTTCATACTTCAACTGCTCTTCTGGTTCAGCGTAAGGAACATCACCCTCAGGTAGAGCAGAGAGCACAGTTTCATCAAAGTTCCAGATTAGGACAGATTTGACGGCTGGGCTTCCATACTTCTGTAGTACTTCTACTTTCTTAGCCTTTGATCGCTGACGTGAGCAGAGGTCAAAGATCTCAAAGAGTAGTGGGTTTGTTGGTAGATCTAGACTAGCTGCTTTCTTAGTAGTAGTAGTAGTCTTCTTAGCAGCAGGCTTACGAGTGCGTGTTGCTTTCTTGGGTGTCGCTTCGGTCATGATTAGAGGTCAATGAAATTAATAATACAAACAAGACAAATTTTATTTGGTAGATAAACTTAGTCATCATCTTCCCAGTCTATCATCTGTCCATAGGCATCTTCAAATCTAATAGTGATCAACTCTTCGTTAATCATATTACCATCTTCATCAAAGAATTCTGGATGGTCTGGAACTATTACGTTGGCGGCTTGGGCTGCTAGGTAACCATACGTCAGGTAACCGATTACCCCGCCTATTAGGAGGAACATTAGGATCATAAAGGATCCAAGTACTAGCGCTACGGTAAGCATAATGCCTCCTATGTCTCTGGTTTATTTAGTCAAATAATTCCAGTATTTTTAAGATGCGCAATAGTTTCAGTAGCACCACCGATTAGGTTAGCATTCTCATCCAAGACACGAGGAAAGGTAGACTCACCAAAGTTAAGAACAAAGTCCTCACGAGTAAAGTCTTCGTCCAACATAAACTTTTTATATGGAACGTTCTTCATTTTGAATACCTTTTCAACGGCGTCACAGTATGGGCAGCCGACTTTAGAGTATACTCTATACATACCAAATCACATGGGTGTTTCTATTATACCACAAAATTACTTAGCTACCCATCCGGTGTTTCCCGTTCCCGACTCTTTGACATAGAGTGTAGTACCAGCACCACCATCAGTTCTACTGTATAGAGAACCTACAGAAGCAGTAACTACACCTTCGGGTGTTCCTGTACCATTCGTCCAAGAAGGTCCACCATTACCTAGAGCAACTGAAGATGGTGTAATATCTTCATCTTCCACTTGGTTAGGTGCCTTTAAGCAAAGAACACAAGTCTTGTCATTACTAATATTAGAACCACCAGTCCTTAAGTTGGTAATATCTGAGAATAGATACCACCCACTAGAAGTAGATCCCTGTAATGTTGGCACTACATTTACTCTAAAGACATTATATTCGTCAGGTTTATCCTTTCTCTGAATAAAGATCTTAGTACCAACAGTGACTGCGGATAATAAGTTATTAATATTATACCCACCATCACTCTTAATATCAACTGCCAACTGAGTAGCATTTGATTGAGTTGAGTTATTTAATCTCCACTTACCACTACCAGGATCACTCATTGAGTTATTGGTGGAGGACTTGAACTTCATACAAATAGCACCGCCACCACCACTAGTTACTGGAACATCTAGGTAGTTACCATCGCCATAGTATGTGACGATACCCGCATTGTATCCAGTAATGATACCAGTTAGGTTAATGTTTCTTAGGCGTCCTTGTGTACCAATATCACCCTGAGTATTGGCGTCAAGGGCTTCTCTACCATCAACAATTAGACGACCATTAGTAACACCAATACCAACATCACCAATGTTTAGGACCGACTCGCCCCCATCTAGGTAAATATCTTTCCACCTGTTAGAGACACTTCCTAGTTCATAGGTATCATTAACAGAGGGGATTAGGTTACCACTAAATGTACTGATGCCACCAATAATTGCGCCAGAAGAGGCACTAATGATACCAGAAGCATAGATGTTGCTTAGGTTACCATGATGACCAATGTCACCATCACCGAAGAATAGTTCGTGACCATCAAAGATGAGAAGTCTTTCTGCTTGAGCATTCACAGTGTAGCCTAGACCGACACCACTATCCTCAAACTCAATAGATTTGGGTCCACTCTTAACATAAACTTTTCTATAGCTCTTTGTGGCGTGTCCTAGATCCTGCTGCCTATTGTTTAGGGGTATGAGATCACCATCAAAATTAAGACTACCAGCACCAGGGGACCCAATCTGTGTTGCTGTAACAACACCAGCATTTATGTTGGTGATATCGGCAAAGGTTGTATTGATGGTACCACCAACACCAGTAACAACTTCTTCACCATCATACTCAAGTTTGTTTGTGGAAATAGATAGTGAATGGACACCGAGATACACAGTGCCTTCACTTACATATAGATCCTTATACCTATTGGTTGATGAACCTAGGGATATAACTTCATTGCTATTTGGTATAGTTGTGTTGATGCCGATAGGAACATCAATCACTAGCCAATCAGTACCAGTCCAAGTCAAAGCTTGATTAACTCCAACAGAAGGTGGAGTAGTTGCTGTAGCGATTGACGTTGATGGTTGCTCTACTGGGTTAGTCCAGACAAGACTCGATCCAATCGAGATAGAAGTGTCACTGAAAGTATAAAAGTAAACACCTCTCTGATCATCAATACCGTTCCAAGAGGTTCCATTCCACACACTAGTTTGACCAGCACCAGACGATGTTGCTACAGTCGTGGTACTGTATCCAGAAAATTCTGTTGAGACTCCAATCCAATCCTGATAAGATGGATGATACTCGTAATAAGTAGGCATTATTATAGTCAGTACTTCCCAAAATATTTAGAAAAAAAGGGGGCATTGCTGCCCCCGTTTCTTTACATTTCTTATCACCAAGGAAGAGCTTCAGTAACTCTTTCTGGTGTCGGTGGATTATCCACACTAGCAATGTATGCTTCGTTGTTGACCTCAAAGTTCCCTAGGTTAGCTCCAAGTTCACTCTGAACCCAACCCAATACATCGGCGTGAGCTAGATTAGCGTACTCAATAAAGCCTGGGTTCCGTGTCAAGATCACCCCATCAAAAGGTCTCTCAAATTCAACCTGACCGTTGCGGGTGATTGAAGTTGATGTTACATCATCAGATGATGCTACAGTAAATTTAGCAGCCCGGACGATACCGCTGCCATCATTCTTTTGAACTAGTTCAGTTACCGTCCAGACGTGTGATACTGCCATTGTCGATAGTAATTCTTTCAACTATTTAGACAGTCAATTGCTTTAAACACAGTCTCTGGATCATAGAGAACTGTACCTTCAGGGAAAGGATACTCGTGGTTGTTTCCAGTAAAATCAAAGTCAAAGAAAACAGAACCAGGGAGTTTAAAGTCGTGAGGCTTTTCAGTCTCAATGTTGGTGTGTAGATCATACCCAAAGATCTTGGGTGATGTACCGTTCCATAGGACAACAGAGGGGAGATTGAATGCCGCTGCTGCGTGTTGTAGTGAGCTGTCTATAAGGACTCTCTTGTCGCTGTAGAGGAGCAAAGAGAAGTATTCCATATCAGTTAGCCTCTTCTGGTCCGTGACCGTCACAGGCTCTGTACCGGGCACTACAACGGCATTGGGATGTGCTACTTGATAGATGTGATACTTGTCCTTGTACTTCTCTACGATCTGGTTAGCTAGCTCTAGGGGCATATCCCTTGCCCAAGAGTATGCTGAACCTTGACCAACTGGGTAGATCATACCACCGTTGGTATGGAGAACCATATAAGGTCCGTTCTTACCCCAGTGAGACTTAGCAGACTGCTTCTGAACATCGTTGAGGATGAGTGTAGGGGTCTCACCGTTGTAGGGGAGATTGTACATCTTTAGCCAGCTCTGTACTAGAGGTAGCTGCTTATTAATATGATCAGTGGTTAAGTAAGGTTCGTTGGCGAAGATGAGACTGTCGCGCCCCTCAATGTAGTTCTGGTAGAAGTACTGAGTAGAACCTGCCTTGTAGACACGATCAACGAAGGGGAGATTGAGGAACAACTCATTCCATACACAGTGGACAATGAGCTGACGATCTGGGTGGGCTTTTTTGATAGCTTCAGCAACAGCAGTAGCTGCTACGTGCTTACCAAGTCCACCCTGTACATTGAAGATACAATACTTCATCAGGCTCTCCAGAATTCTTGCCCTTTGATAGCTTCAGAAATCTTCTCTGGGATGCGGAGCATTGGTGTCTCACGGAAACCTAGAGTGGAACGGACTTCATGCATATCAGGGAGACCATACATTGAACCATCAGCCTCTTGGTTGATGTTAGTAATGTCTGTGAACTCGTGCTTGAATGGTTGCTCACCTAGGAACTCATAGATACCAGCCATAGTTTCTTCTGGTCTGAGTACAAGATCTTTATACTCAACGAAGTGTAGAAGATCCTTACCACCTTCAGCTTCGTAGATATTCTTCATACCAATGAAAGACTGACCTAGAATACCGTCAGAACTCATCATAATATTACAACGGTTCTCATCAGTTAGTGGCTGACCAGATCGAACCAACATCTCATCAATGAAGTTGATCTTGGTATCTGTAGTCTTTAGTGGGTTGCGGTGAATAAGACCCAAGAAGGATGAGAGAATATCTTCAATATCACGAACAGGGCAAATGATCTTGGGACTACCGTTGATGTACCACTGGAGAACCTGGATGTTGTTTGTCCAAGCACGGTTCTTTTCAATGATTACTTCAGCAGACTCATCCTCATAGAAGCTAGGGAGCATATTGCTGATTACTTTCTTCGCAGCATCCTGGCGAGCATATGCCTGGAACAACTCATTCCCCTGGAATCCCTGGATAGCAGAAAGCATCGCCCCCGTTAGAGGGGACGATGGAGTTGCTAGAAACTTTGGATTCTGATTTAGAAGAGAAGATAGAAGGGTGCTACCTGAACGCGGCAGCCCTGCCATATAATGATAACGCTTACTTTCTAAAAACACAGCCACTTAAATCATAATTTTATACATTATATACCAGAGTGGCTTTTGTGTCAATTCTCGTAAACGGTTGTCGTTAGAACCCACTGATATCCTGGGTTGTTTCCACCACCCTGAGTATCCAAGATGGAGACTGTCAATACACTACCAGAAGCACCATACTGAATCCTAAATCCGGTTCCAGTTGTGTTGATGTCTCCAGTAATCTGGGTGTTCAACTGCTTAGTAGCATAAGGTGGTGCCGCGCTGATAGTGGATCCATCATAGTAGAAAGCAGAGCTATCAACAATAGTTCCAGCAGTGCTAGTTTGTCTTAGAACAAACTCAACCTTGTGAACATTTTCAATGGACATATTAATAGTCTTAATGACCTGATCATTAGCAGTTGATCCAAATTCTCTGGTCGGTAAACCAGGAGCACTTATTGAGCTAAGTGCTGTTATGTTGTCGGAAATAATAGACCCAGCATTTAGGCTATTGGGGATAGCAACATCATAATTATTATCACCAATGATCCACCGACTAGTATTGTTACCAATAGCTAGCTGATCAGAACCACTGGGGGTTGGTACTTGAACATTGCTACCAAGTAAGACGTTATTACTACCAGTGATTGCTGCTCCGTTAGCACCAGAGTAGGATCCAATAACAATATTGAGGTTGCCGCTAGTGACCAAACAGCCAGCCTGATTACCAAGGAAGACGTTTTGTCCACCAGTCAAGCCACTACTAGCACCAGCAGCAAAACCGAGTGCTGTGTTATAGGCACCACTAACATTCCTTAGAGAACGTCCACCAACAGAAGTATTACTAGAACTGTAGTTACCTACGTATTGACCAGCATAGTTTCCAATAAATACGGAGCGATCTACACCACACTTGAAGACACCACTTCCACCAGCAGCACCAGCGGCAGCAGCAAAACCAATAGCAACGCTAGCATGTAGTTGACGCATACATGCTCCAGCATATGTTCCTAGAACAACGTTAAAGTTGGTATTACATCTATCAGGAACTGTTGTTTGTCCACTAGCTCCGGCTAGAGCAGCAAAACCAAGAATAACATTAAACTGAGATCCTTGTCCAATACTTTCCGCAGCTCTTGATCCAATAACAACTTGTCTACAGTTAAGTTGAGCACCGGGGGCTCCCACATGAGCCCTGTTACCAATAATGACATTCTCACTAAAGTTACCAACAACGTTTACCGCTGCTTGATTACCAACGATTACGTTTGCTGTTTGAATTCCAGCAATAGCGGAGCCAAAGGAGTAACTACCCAAGACTACGTTATCGCAAGCACCAGAAACAAACGAACCAGCATTAGTACCAATGAGTAAGTTGTTAGAGGAGTTTGTTAATGGTGGGGTTCCACTTAGCACTTCAGCATATACGTTTTTGTTTGCGTCAACAGTGAAGGCAGGACCGACACCAGGAACCCAGTTGCCGCCAGTATTATCCCAAACTAGGGCATCACCATCACCAGGAGCTGCTGTGGTTGTGTCAACATCATTAAGGGCATCAATAGAAACATCAAGAGTAGAAACCTCTATGCTGCTAGCAGTAATAATACCAGTAGCATTGATGTTTCTTACGTTATCAATATCACCAGTTAGGGAGATGTCTTCTCCAGACTTAACTAGTACCCGCTCACCATTATACTGTAGCTCATTAGAAGGAGCACTTAGAGTATTGGTGTCTAGGTAAACAGTGCTTCCAGATAGATAGATGTCCTTGAATCTGTTGCTAGGTGAACCAATATCATAAGTGATATCAGTATCAGGAATGATGTTGCCACCAACATTTAAGGTGCTGGATACTGTTAGTTCGTTGGGGATCTCTACATTGAAGCTAGAGTCACCAGTGATCCAACGGTTAGTGGTGTTGCCAATTAGTAACTGACAATCACCAACGGGTAGTTCAATACCATAACCAATAACTACGTTATCGTTAGATACACCAGCAGTACCACTATTAACAGATACAGAACCCATAATAAGGTTCCTTGAACTACCGGCAGTTAAGCAATTAGCTGAATAGTTACCAAAGATTGTGTTGTATGTTCCAGTGACAACATTACGCATTGAGTATGTACCCATGACATTATTGTCATTGGCATTGGTCAATCCAGTACCAGAAACAGCACCAACAATATTATTGAAGGATCCAGTGAGAAGGGCAATACCAGCTTGTGAGCCAATAAGTGTATTGACGTTGCCATTTGCGTGACTGTTACCAGAACGTTCACCAAAATATACGTTTCCGCTACCAGCAACTAAGGAGAAGCCAGAATAAGCACCGACTGCTGTATTAAGATCACCAGTGGTTAAGCTAGAACCAGAATAAGCACCAATAGCGATATTACATCCACCACCATCTAAGTCACATAATGTAAGGGCACCCATACCAATATTTTGAGTACCGAATGTGGTTGAAGTTGCCTGGAATCCAGCAGCTCTACCAATGTAAATATTACACTCACCACCAGATCCTTCACCGGCACGACTACCAATTATGACATTTAAATTGGATCCTGAAGAAATTCTTTGACCTGCTTGATTACCAAGTATTATGTTAAAGCAAGATGGTCCACTAATTTCTTGACCGGCATAAGCTCCGATCATTAAGTTAGCATTAACTTGATCAATTCTGGTTGAAGAAGCATACCCACCAGCCTGTCTACCGATGGCAATATTATTTTCCACTCCAGTTGTACCAGTTACTCCAGCCAAAGATAGAGCACCAATAGCAACGTTTGCTGTAAACTCAGAAGCAACGCTCATAGCAGAAATACCAATAGCAATATTAGCTAGGGCATCATCAGCATTGAGTCCAACATCAGCGCCAATCATGACGTTACACTCACTATTGAGTGATCCAGAAGCAGCATTACCTAACCGCTTACCAGCCCTAGTTCCCAATAGGACGTTATCATATCCACCAGTTAATTCTTGACCGGCTTCTTTACCAATAATTAAGTTAGAGTCTCCAGTAGTAATCTTATTGCCACTATCCTTACCAATAACTGTATTGTCAGCACCAGTAGTAAATGATGGAGTACCGATAAGTTCTTCGGCAAATACGTTATCGTTAGCATCAACATTAAAGGCAGGACCAACACCAGGAACCCAAGTATCAGTCGCTAGGTCATACTTGATAACCTCACCATCATCTAGACCTGTTAGATCAACGTCAGATAGGTTACCTAGTGCTGTAGCAACTCCACTTAGAGCAGAACCATCACCATCAAATGAAGTGGCAGTGACAGTACCAACAACAGTTAGATCGTTTGGAATAGTTACATCGTAGTTGGAATCACCAGTGATCCAACGGTTAGTATTGTTACCAATTAGGAGGATATCATCTAGGTTACCAGCAGGAGCATCAATACGAGAACCAATAACAACGTTTCTTGATCCCTGTGTTCCTGTATTGAACAAATAGTTCAATGTGCCAAGGATTGTGTTCTCCTGAGCACTACCTAAAAGGTTGAATCCCGCACCATCACCAACAGCAACGTTACGTTGACCATTTACAAGACCACGTAGGGCATTGTATCCAAGAGCAACGTTACCAATACCAGTGGTAAGTTCGCATAAAGCATTGGAACCAAGAGCGGTATTATCAGTACCAGTGGAAAGTTTAAATAGTGAGAAAGCACCAAGGCTGTTGTTGTTTGATCCGGTTGTTGTTCTATATTGACCAGCGTAACCGATGGCAACGTTTCTAGTACCAGAGTCAATATATCTATGAACAAGTACACCAAGACCAATATTATCGCTAGCATCACCAGTGCTTAGTACTTTATCAGTACCAAAACCAGCAAGGACACCAGCATAAATGTTACATTCACCTACTAGATCGGAACCAGCGCTACGACCAAGGAAAATATTGTTATCACCACGAGCACATCTACCAGCAAAAGCTCCAACAGCAACAACACAACTTCCAGCCTCATGAAAATTACCGGCAAATGACCCCAAATAAATTGAACCAGTAGATACACCGACAGGACTGCCACCAGCAAGGGCACCAATGTACACATTCTCTGCCGTATCAGTTCCAATACCTGCGGCTGCTTGCTGACCAATAGCAACGTTGTCAGTAACATTATCAGCACCGCCAGCAAAACCACCACCAGCAAGAGTACCGAGAAATACGTTTCTCAATGAGCCGACCATTTGGGCAGCGGCATTATTACCGAGAAGTGTATTACTAGAACCTTCAGTAATATCTCTACCAGCATAAACACCAATGGCAACGTTAGCAATTGATGAGTCAAGGTTTGATAGTGCTGAGTTACCGATGGCAACGTTATTGTCTCCAATAGAATATGTTTTACCTACATTAGGTCCAAAGAAGACATTGTTGGAAGCTGAAGTAATGTTAGTACCAGCATCTAGACCAATTAAGGTGTTGTTTGAGCCAGTTGTGAATGGAGGTGTACCACTAAGGTCTGGAACATATACGTTACCATTAGCATCAAGCTCAAAGGCAGGTGCTAAACCAGCTACCCATTCCTTATTAGTAAAATCATAGACTAATGCTTGACCATCTTC